CTCATGCTCTACTTGCTCAGCCTCTACTTCGAAATCGAGATATTTGTCCCAGTCACATCCAATTAAGTCACTAACAACCTGTAAAACAAGGGAGTCATTTATAGACAATTGGGGAAAACTTACAATATTCTCTTTTAAGATATATTTAGCCATGTAAGGAGCCTGAGGGCCTAAGTCATCAGATTCATTTAGCTTGCCGTACTTAACATATATGTGATCAATCCACTGTCGAACCAGTGGAGTATTGGCATCAGTTACCTCATAGCCAGCCGCTTTCCTCGACGCTGCTAATGGTAACGGCACATTTCTTGGTGCCACTATGAGATGAGCTTTCTTAACAAAGCGTCTAAGGTCATAGATAGAGCAATCAGTTATCCAGGGGTCTAAATAAACACGCCCTAAAAATGTAACAAACTGATGCTCATACCTGACAACTGGTGTCAGTTTACATTGATAACTTTGAGCCACTTTGATGAAGGTTTCCATGGCGAATTCAGGCGTTACACCATCATCCCCTCCATAGATACCCAACCTACCAAAACTTTGCTCATTAGTATATCCTTCAGCCCTTAATGATGCATAAACAATAAAACAATTATCAACCGTATTCATAACTGAAGTAATGGGTGATCCGGACAGTCTCGAATACCTGACTGTATAACGGTTACCATTCTTAGTAACGGCCTTAATGTTTTGTTCTTTTTCTATTAAGTCACTGGCATCCTTACCAAAAGCCGCTCTCATAACTCTAAATTCAAAGTTATGGAGACTTTGGCCATGTCGACCATCAAATTTTGAATAGTCGGTTTCGATAAGGGCATCGTGTTCAGCGCCCAGCATTCTAATACGTGCGGCGACATCCACGGGTGTCATCCCAAAAGCGTACCAAGGAAACTGCTTAAGGTGATCAGAAAGTGCTAAAGCAAACGTGCTCAATAACACTCTGTGTTCTACATTGACGGTACTAATAATTCTACCAGGCTTCTTATCAGCCATAGCCTCATGCTTAACAAAAGACTTGACATGAATAGAAGGGTTTTCATAAAAACTACCAGACCGTCTATAAAAGTCTAACAATTGCGATGGCCTATTTTGCTTAGCCACCACATCTTCTAGAGCCCATGGCACCAAGCGTGTGATATAACATTGTACAAATTCTTCCTCATAAATTTTGTAATCATCAATGCTTGGTGGTTTAAGATTTTCATCTTGTAAATTAACGACTCGTTCTTGAATGCTGATCTTTTCAGAGACCGCATTATCAGCGGGTACACCACCTCCATCAACAATAGGTGGATGTAGTGCTCGTCCGTAAGAGCCATCAACATCTACGGAAGTGGATTCACCGTCGTACAAATAATAATTGACGGTATCCATAACCGCGCCACTTATAAATGGCAAACTGCATTTACTCTCA